TGTGGAAGCGTTCGGGTTCTGGCTGAAGGCAGCTTTCGGCCAGCCGGTCACCAGCGGCACGACCCCGAAGACCCACACCTTTCAATCGGGCAACTGGACGCTGCCCAGCATGGCGATTGAAACCGCAATGCCCGAGGTGCCGCGGTTCGCGATGTATTCCGGCTGCGTGCTGGATCAGCTGACCTGGCAGATGCAGCGGTCGGGTCTATTGACTGCAACCGCGCGGTTGGTGGCCCAAGGCGAAACCATCGCTGCTGCCACGGCGGCTGGCACGCCAACGGCGCTGGGCCTGCAGCGGTTTGGCCATTTCAATGGCACGGTGAAAAGGAACGGCTCGGCCTTGGGCAACGTGGTTTCGGCCGAGATCACCTATGCCAACAACCTCGACCGGATCGAAACCATCCGCGGCGATGGCCGCATCGATGGCGCCGATCCTGCCATGGCCGCCCTGTCGGGCCGGATAGAGGTGCGGTTTTCCGACATGGCGCTGATCACCCAAGCGATCGACGGCACACCCTGCGAGCTGGAGTTCAACTACAGCCTCGGGGCCAACGCCAGTTTCACCTTCACCGCCCATGCTGTCTATCTGCCCCGCCCGCGCATCGAGATCGCCGGGCCCCAAGGCGTTCAGGCGACCTTTGACTGGATGGCCGCCAAGGCTACCAGCCCCGCCCGCGTGTGCACCGCCGTTCTCGTCAACACCCTCGCAGGATACTGATCATGATCCGACTGAACCTGACTGCCACGCCCGAATGGCTGGACCTCGCCCCCGGCCTGCGCCTGCTCGTCGGCCCCCTGACCACCGCGCTGATGGTGTCGGCGCGCGCCGATCCGGCCATCGAGGCCCTGCCTGAGGGTGCCAGCCAAGAGGCGCTGGCCCTCGCGATGGCCAAGGCCGTTGCCCGCCGTGCTGTGCTGGATTGGCAGGGCGTGGGCGATGATGCTGGCAATATTGTGCCCGTATCACCCGAGGGCATCGACGCCCTGCTGGAAATCTGGCCGGTCTTCGAGGCGTTCCAGACCACGTATGTCGCCAAGGGTCTGATCTTGGACGCAGAAAAAAACGTCTCCGCGCCCTTGCCGACTGGTCCTTCGGCGGTGGCGACCGATACTGCGCGGCCTGCCAAGTTGCCTGCCCCGACTGCCCCGCAAGGCTAAACCGGCCGCAAACGCCGGAGGGCTGGCAGGTCTGGGACTTGGTCGGTCGCCTCGGCGGCCAACTCCGCGTGATCCCCGGCGCCGTGCTCGGCTGGGACATGGGCGCGGCGCTCGCGATGGCCGAGGCGCTGGGCATCAACACCCTGATCGCCGCTGAACTGCTGCCCGAGGTCGAGGCGGTAATGGTGCGCAAACTGAACGAACAAATGGAAGGAGGCCGCGATGGCTGAAAAGCGTGTGTCCGTCCGGCTCGTGGCGGAAGGCGGCCGCCAGGTGCGTGCCGAGTTGGAAGGCATCGGCGATGCTGGCGCGCGCGGCTTTGGTCGCCTCTCGACCGAGATGGAACTGGCCAACGCCCGGCTTACCAGCTTTGCACGGAAGGCCGGGATTGCACTGGCTGCGGTGACGGTTGCGGCGGCCGCTGCTGGCGTGGCGATGGTTCGGTCGGGCCTCGAGACCATCGGCGCACAGGCCGACATGGCGGCGTCGCTGAAAACCACGGTCGAAAGCCTGCAAGTGCTGACTTGGGCCGGGGAACTGGCCGGGGTTTCCATGGGCGAGATCCAACAGGCAACCAAGAAGCTGACCACCCGGTTGTCGGAAGCGGCCGCAGGATCTGGAACGGCGGTCGGGGCCTTGCAGCGGCTGAACCTGACGGCGGCGCAATTGCAGGCCCTTCCGCTCGACCAGCGCATCGTCGCCATTCAGGAGGCGCTGATCCGGTTTGTCCCCGAGGCCGAACGCGCGGCTGTCGCATCCGACCTCTTCGGCGACAAGGCGGCACTGGCATTTTTGCGAATTGACCCGGCCACCTTGCGCGAGGCGGCACAGGATGTACGCGATTTCGGTGTGGCTGTCAGTGCAGCGGACGCCGCCCAGATCGAACGTACAGGTGATGCCATCGCCAAACTCAGCCTGATTTGGCTGGGCCTGACCAACCGCCTGACGGCGGCCGTGGCTCCAGCGCTGGAAACGGTGGCCAACACGCTGGCCGACATGGCGCGCAGCACGGGGCCAATCGGCATCGCAATCAACGCCCTCTTCGACAACATCGGCCGCCTCACGACCTATGCCGCGACATTTGCTACGTTGATGGCCGGGCGCTGGGTGGCGGGGCTGGCGGCTGCGGCCCTTTCGGTGCGCGGCCTCGCCACCGGCCTTGTCATCCTGCGCGGCGCCCTGATCCGCACTGGCATCGGTGCGCTGATCGCTGGTGCGGGCGAGTTGGTGTTCCAATTCAGTCGGCTCGTCGCGGGCGCTGGCGGGTTTGGCGCGGCCATTGGCCTGCTAAAGGATCTGGCTCTCGAGGTCTGGGACCGCATCGGCCTTGGGGCCGCGTCTGCCTGGTCGAAGATCGAGGCCAACTGGGCTGGGCTGCAGGCCACGATCTATGGCGCGATGCAGTCATCGGTCGAGGCGGTGACCAGCTTTGGCAACTCGGCAGCGGGCATCTTCAAGGGTGCATATGATGCGGTGAAATCGATCTGGGGTCAGCTGCCCGGTGCGATTGGGGATTTTGCATTCCAGGCCGCCAACGGTCTGATCGGCGGCGTTGAGGCCATGCTGAACGGCGTCGTCACCCGGATCAACAACTTCATCAACGGGCTGAACGCCGCACTGGAACTGCTGCCCGATTGGGCCGTAGGCGAAGGCGGCGTACGGATCGGGACGCTGGATCCGCTGGCTCTGGGTCGGATAGACAATCCCTTCGCGGGGTCCGCAGCTGCTGCCGGAACCGCTGCCGCCGAAGCCTTCTCGGCCGCAATGGCGCAGACCTATGTGACGACGCCGGATCACGGGCTGACCGGAATGGCCGAAGAGGCGACCGCCCGGGCCGAAGCCTATCGCGAGGCTTCCGGCATGCTGGCCGATGCCGCCACCCGTCCGATGCAAAGCTGGCAGGCGCTGAAGGATGCTGTCTCCGGTGCCGGAACCGAAGGCGAAACCGCGCTCGATGGGGCCGCAGAGGCCGCCAACCGGCTGGACGAGTCGATGACCGAAGCCGGGCGCGCCGCCGGTGGCGCCGGTGCCGCTGCTGCGGCTGGGGCTGAAGCGGCCAAGACCGGATGGGAAGCGGCCGTCGCCACGCTTGCCGAATACGCCGCCAAGGCCCGCGACATTGGTGGCGACATCGGCAATGCACTGGTCTCTGCCTTCACCTCGGCCGAGAACGCCGTGGGTGAGTTCGTGAAAACCGGCAAACTCGATTTCCGTGATCTGGTCACGTCGATGATTGCCGACCTGGCCAAGCTGGCAGCCCGGCGCTTCATCCTCGGCCCCATCGCCAATGCACTGTCGGGTGCGCTGGGCGGCGCGGGTGGCATCTTCGCCAATATCTTGCACGCCGGTGGCATGGTCGGAGCGCCGGGCCCGGGCCGCATGGTTCCTGCGCTGGCCTTTGCCGGTGCCCCGCGCATGCACGCGGGCGGCTGGGCCGGGATCAAGCCCGATGAAGTTCCGGCCATCCTGCAACGGGGAGAGCGGGTCCTGTCGCGCCGGGAAGCTGCTGGTTATGGCCAAGGGCAAGGCTCTGCCCCGAACGTTTCCGTCACCATCAATGCCCGCGACGCCGAAAGCTTCCGCCAATCTCGCACGCAGGTCGCGGCCGACATTGCACGCGCCGTGTCCCTCGGCCGGAGGGGGATGTGATGGCGTTTCATGAGGTGCGCTTCCCCGACAATATCAGCCGCGGGGCGCGCGGCGGGCCGGAACGGCGGACACAGATCGTTGAGTTGGCTTCGGGCGACGAGGAACGCAACGCCAGCTGGGCCAACAGCCGCCGTCGCTATGACGTGGCCTATGGCATCCGGCGCGCCGATGATCTGGCGTCGGTGGTTTCGTTCTTCGAGGCCCGAAACGGCCGCCTGCACGGCTTCCGCTACAAGGATTGGGCTGACCATAAATCTGCTCTGCCGTCGCAGGCGATCTCCCCAACCGACCAGCAGATCGGCACCGGGACCGGCATTCAGCAGACCTTCCAGCTGGCAAAACGCTACACCTCCGGCCCGCAAACATGGGTCAGGACCATCGCAAAACCCGTGACCGGGACCGTTCGCGTGGCGCTGGGCATGGTTGAGCAGATGACAGGCTGGACCGTGGACACGACGACTGGCGTCATCACCTTCACCACCGCCCCAGCCAACAGCGTCATCATCCGCGCCGGTTTCGAATTCGATGTGCCAGTGCGGTTCGATAGCGACACCCTCGACGTGACCCTCGATTTTGAACGGCTGGGATCAATCACGTCCATCCCGCTCCTGGAGATCCGCAGATGAAAAGCCTCTCGCCCGCGCTGCAGTCTCATCTCGACGACGGCACCACCACCCTGTCCTGGTGTTGGCGGATTTCGCGGTCGGACGGTGTGGCGCTGGGCTTCACCGACCATGATCGCGCCCTGACCTTTGATGGCACGGACTTTGAACCGGAGAGCGGGTTCGCCGCATCGGAAATCCGTGCTGGCTCCGATCTCGCCGTCGATGCGCAGGATGCCACCGGCGTGTTGACCTCCGACCGGATCACGGAAACCGACATCCTCGACGGGCGGTGGGACAATGCGGCGGTGGAGTTGTGGCGGGTCAACTGGGCCGATACCAGCCAGCGCGTTTTGCTGCGCCGGGGTGCTGTCGGGCAAATCCGCCGTGGCCGCATGGCTTTCGTGGCCGAGGTCCGGTCGCTGGCGCATGTTCTGGGTCAGACGGTCGGCCGGACGTTTCAGGCGGGGTGTGATGCAAGGTTGGGCGATGCGCGCTGCGGCATCGATCTGGAAAACGCCATCTACAAGGGTACGGGCGTCGTCACCGACCTCTTGCGCGACCGGGCGTTCATGGCGTCCGGGCTGGCTGGTTTTGATGCGGGCTGGTTCACCTCCGGCACCTTGACCTGGACCAGTGGTGCAAATGCGGGGCGCGTCACCGAGGTCCTGGCGCATGGCTTGGCCGATGCCATCGCCACAATGACCTTGC